GCACGCGCGACGAGAGATGAGACGATGACGACGGAGAAGACGATCGATCGGCCGGCGAAGCCCGGCGAGCGAGCATACCGCATCGGCAAGACCGCGCGGTTCGCCGCGATGCCCGGCGGCGGTGGCCCGGACGGCCTGTACTGGACGGTGATCAGCAGCGAGCGCAGGGCGGCCAACGAGGACATGGGGTACCCCGACCCGACGATCGTGTCCGTCGTCCGTCCCGCGACGGACGCGGAGGCGGCGCCGGTCGCCGCGCGCATCGCCGCGAAACAGAGTCGCGCAGCGCTGGAGCGCGACCTGGGCGCCGCGGCTGGCGAGCGCGTGAGCGTGGACATGCCCGCGGACGCGACCGTGCTGGTGCCGGTCGACCCGACCAGTCTGGCTTGCACTGGCGAGCGGGTCGCGATCGTGGATGGCGTGATCCTCCACGAGCGGGTCGGAGACCCGGACATGTGCGACTCCTGGCGGCACTACATCGTGGCACTGACGGCGGCGCCGGCGTCGCTGGTGGCGCGGGTGCGCGCGCTGATCGGGGGTGCGTCGTGACCCGCTCTGAGGCGATCGAATGGGTGCGTCGGACGCACGACGAGGACGAGATCGACTCGGACACGCTGGACGCGGTGTGCCGCGCGCTCGGGTACGACCCGGAGTATCTGTGCGGCGACGAGGAGGACCCCATGGATCGGCGATGGGACACTGTGTGCGCAGAGGTGTCGGCATGAGCCACGCCTACCATTGCCCGGTCGTCCACACTGACGACCGCGGACCGCGCAGGACCCGCGTCTACGCCATGCCGGGCGCCGACTATTGGGGCGCAGTCACCGACGTGCCGTGTCCGGCCTGTGACGCCGGCACGATCCGGTGGCACGAGGCTGGCTATGTCCCCGGCTACCGGATCTGCGATGGATGCGGACGCCACTGGCAGGCGAGCGGGGAGCGCGGACACCGCGTGCTGATCCTGATGCGGAGCGCGCCATGACCCGCTCCGACGAGATGATCCTGCGCCGCACCGGCGGCGCGGCACTCATGCTGCGCGGCTACGGCCTGATCGCGCAGGCGACGAGCCGAGCGCAGACCGGGACGCGGCAGTCGCGGTGGCACGAGATCGATGTCTGGGCAGACGACTCGCAGATCGCTGGGCCGGCGCAGCGGCACGCGATCGCGATTCGCTACCGCACGCAGTGGCAGGGCGAGCTCGGGCACGACTACGCGACGGTTGTCGAGCGGCAGGAGATTGCTCGGGTGCTGACGACGCACGACCCGCTCACCCACGTGGCCGGGTACCCGCCGCACGAGCACTACGCGCAGAAGCAACGGCGCATACTCAGCGAAATCCGCGCCGGGTGGGAACACGCGATCTCCGAGGTGCTCGAGATCGCGAAGGTGTGGGAGATCGGAGACGCGTCATGAAGCTGATCGGTGTCGTCCTCAAGAATGGTGGCTGGACGTTAGCGTCGACGAGAGAAGACCAATCGGCCGGCCCTCCAGGCCTTCAGACTGCAGGATCGCGAGCAGTAACGACGCGTGTAGTGCCGTCCTTCGAACTCCCGACCGCAACTCGCGCACGTGCCGACGATACGTCTCTCAGCGGCGTGGGTTCTCGTGTGGTCGCTCGGATCCATCAGCACGAGATTGGCGAGCGCGTTGTTGGTCCGATCGTGGTCAACGTGATGTACCACCTCGTCGCGCCGGAGCCGCCGGCCAAGATGGTGCTCCATGATGAGACGGTGCTCGAACATCCACACCGCGCCGTCGGTGGCTCGACGCCTGGAACAAGGCTTGCTGGCGCCAAGACGGACGAGAACGAGCATGTAGCCGGAGGCAGTAACCTCGCGCGTGCCAAGCGGCTTCATTCCGCGTTCTCGGTGGAAGCGGCGCAGGGACAGCGAGGTCTTGCGGTTCGACGACGGGTCGCGCTTCTTCCCTGCCCAGCGACCATACCTGCGACGGCGAATCTCTGGGTCGCCGTCAGTGGCGCGTCTCACAGAGAGCGCCTCAGCCAGCGCCGGGGAGACGCCGTCGTGGTGCTGCTGCGATGCGTAGCATCTCCTCGAGCACGAGCGCCGCAATGCGACGCGGGACGGGGACACGCTGAACGGCTTACCGCAGTTGATGCAACGAAGTTCAATCACGCTCACATTCAGGTATCACGATGACAACCAAAAATCAATTGATTGGGTACGTTCGTGTCTCGACCGAGGAGCAGGCGCGCGAGGGGTTGAGCCTGGAGGCGCAGAGGGAGAGGCTGACGGCCTACTGTCGTGCGATGGGGCACGAGCTGGTCGGCGTGGAGACGGACGCCGGGGTGAGCGGGAAGGTAGCGCCGGATCGCCGGCCTGGGATGGCGCTGGCGCTGGCGGCGGTGGAGCGGAAGGAGGCGTCCGGGATCGTGGCGGTGAAGCTGGATCGGCTGTCGCGGAGTACGCGGCACGTGCTGGATCTCGTGGAGCGCGCGGAGCGGAAGGGGTGGCAGCTGCACTCCGTCGGGGAGCAGCTCGACACGGGGAGCGCGTGCGGCCGGCTGATCGTGACGATTCTCGGGGCGCTCGCGCAGATGGAGCGGGAGCAGGTCGGGGAGCGGACGCGGGATGGGATGGCGCAGCTGCTTCGCGAGGGGAGGACGAGGTCGTCGACGGTGCCGTTCGGCTGGCGGCGAGTGGTGGGCGATGCGCGGCGGCTGGAGGCGGAACCGAAGGAGCAGGTGATCTTGGCGGAGATGCTTGAGCTGCGCGCAGGCGGACTCGGGGTGAAGGCGATCGAGAAGCGGCTGGCGGAGATGGGTGTGGTGAATCCGAGGACGTCGGCGCCGCTGCGGTGGAAGCAGATCGACAGGATCCTGTGCACGGCGGAGCGCCGGAGTGCGGTGCTCGGGACGGCGCTGGCGTCGGCGTGATACCCTGGCTCTGTGATTCAGCTCGCTGACCTGCAGGCAGAGCGCCGGCTGCGGATCCAGGGGGAGCGCTACGACCAGGCGTTGCTGGGATCGTTCGACGCGCACAGGCGGCGGTGGCTCGCGGGCGAGATCAAGCTCGCGGACTACTGCCAGGGGACGTTCACGCGCGGGGATGGCACGGAGGCGCCGCAGTGGTATGCGAGTCCGGTGGGGCAGAAGGCGATCGTGGACAAGGCGGTGTTCTACGAGATGGTGGGCTACCGGCCTGGTGAGCCGCAGTGCATGGCGCACGCGAGTCTCGCCAAGGTGCGGGTGTTCTCGGGCGGGGCGCGCGCCGGGAAGTCGCTGTGGGGCGCGATGGAGATCTGTCCGCTGCTGTTGAGTCCGGGGACGCGCGGGTGGCTGGTGGCGCCGCAGTATGAGATGGCGCGGGCAGAGTTCGAGTACGTGCTCGAGCACACGATCGAGCACAAGGTCGTCGGGCCGATGTTCAAGCAATTCATCAAGCGCGTGGCGAACCGGCCCAAGCAGGGGGAGATGGAGCTCGAGTTCCTGTTCCCCGACGGGCAGGAGAGCTGGCTGCACGTGCGCACGGCGGAGAAGCAGCGCAACTTGCTCGGCGCCGAGCTCGACTACGTGTTGATCTGCGAGGCCTCCGAGATGGACGAGGTGTGCTGGTCGCGCTACCTGCGCATGCGGCTGACGACCCGGCACGGCATCGCGATGCTGCCGAGCAGCCCGAAGGGCATGGGCTGGGTCGCCGATCTCTACCGCAAGGGGATCCAGGGCGAGAAGTCGCACTTCGCGCTGAACATCGACTCCAGGATGAACCCGACGATGAGCACCGACGAGGTCGAGTTCTGGACCAGGGACATGACTGACGAGGATTTCGAGGAGCAGGTGCGGGGCCGGCCGTGCCCGAAGGCGGGGCGCGTCTACTACCAGTTCGATCCGGAGATCCACGTGCGGTCGTGGCGGCGCGAGTGGCCGCTGCCCTCGTGGAAGCGGTATCGCGCGATCGACTTCGGCTACGTCGACCCGTTCGTGGTGCTGTGGTTCGCGCTGGACGAGGATCGGCGCGTCTACTTCTACCGTGAGATCTACCAGACCAGGCGGCTGACGCGGGACGTCGTGAAGCAGATCGCCGAGGTCGAGGGCTGGAAGACCGCGACGGATCCTTCCTCGCTCGAGCTGCGGCTCGAGGGCGAGCATGGCGAGAAGGAGCGGGTCATGCTGACGATCGCCGACTGGGACGCGAGCCAGCGCGCCGACCTCGCGCGCGCGGGGATCCGGGTGCGCAAGGCGAACAAGGACGTGCTCGCGGGGATCCGCACACTGTCCGGTCTCCTGCGCGTCCAGGGCGACGGCAGGCCGCGCTGCTACGTGTCGCCCGAGTGCAAGAACATGATCCGCGAGTTCGATCTCTACGAATGGGACAGCCGCCGCGAGGCCCCCAGGGACAAGGACGACCACGCGATGGACGCGGCACGCTATGGCGTGCACACGATCAACCCGGTCGCGACGCTGCTGAACGTGCGCGTGCTCTCCTTGCGCTGACCCTTGCGGAGTCCGGGGCCGACGCTAACCAGCCTCGGTCATGCTCAGCACCCAGGCTCTGAAGACAGCCGCCGGGGAAGCGGTAGCCGCCAGCACCGTCACGATCGCCGCGGCAGATGCGGGCATGCGCTACTTCGTCGCGTGGGCACACGTAGCCAAGGCCGGAACCGGACAGGCGCGGATGAAGTTCGGCACCCGGGCGATCCTCTCCACGACCAGCGACGCGACGCTGCTGCACGCGGAGGGTGGACCCTACATCAGTGACGTGAACGAGGCGCTGGCCGTCGAGATCGATGGCACCGCGACCGGCAACTACGCGGTCACTTGGGGCAAGGTCCCGGCGTGAAGAAGACGGCGAAGAAGCGCGTGCGCCCCACCAAGAGGAAGAGCAGCGTCACCTTCAAGCCGCTCGCCGAATCGCTCGCCGCTCCGTCCAACAGCCGGCCCCAGTACGACCTGCGTACGTTTCAGAAGGTGCTCGAGGCCAGCGTCTGGACCTACGCATCGGTCTACCGGCTCTCGACCACGCTCGCGTCGGTCAAGCTGCGCTTCGTCAAGACCGGGACCGAGGAGGAGAGCACGAGCCAAAAGCTCGAGGCGGTGAAGACGCTCCTGCGCCGCGTCAATCCGGAAGACACCTGGTTCGACTTCGCGATGGCCTGCTTCGTGCACCTGTCGATCGACGGCGAGGTCTACATCGAGAAGGCGCGCAACAAACTCGGCCAGGTCGCCGAGCTCTACGTGCTCAATCCCGAGTGGGTCGAGGTCGTGCCGGATCGGGCCGGGCGCCGGCGTGCCTCGAGCTACAAGCTGCAGATCGGCCCGCAGGTCGTGGAGCTGCCGTGGGAGGACGTGATCCCGATCCGCAATTACCATCCGGGCAACACCTGGCGCGGGCTCTCCCCGCTCGCCGGCGTGCGCCGCGACGTCGCCGGCGACATCGAGGCCGCGCTCTACAACCTGCGCCTTCTCCAGCAGGGCCTGCGTCCGGGCGGAATGATCAGCCCCAAGGAAGGGGAGATCATCGACGACGTGCAGCTGACCAGGCTGCAGGCGGACATCCGCAAGGCGAACGCCGGCAGCGGGAATGCCGGCAACCTGCTCGTGCTGCCGATCGGGATGGACTTCACGCGCGACAGCGTCACACCGCGCGAGGCCGACTTCCTGGGCTA